CCGCCCAGGATGTAGCCGCGGTTGGTCAGCCCGTTCAGCCACTGGTTGAAGCTGGTCACCACCGTATCTATCAAGCGCGGGTTGCCCGGCTGGTCAACGTTCTGCCAGTAGGTGAGCACCGCCATATTCCCGATCCAGTTGAACATGTCGCGCACGCAGTTCCAACGCTCGATGGGATCGGTGCTGCCCGGATAGGCGCCGGATTCGTTGCCCCAGATGCGCCAGCCGGTCAGGCCGAATTGCAGCCCGGTGACGATCCCCGCGGCGTTCAGCAGGTTCGCCTGGGTGATGTTCAGGAACACGTCCGTCCCGTCCTCGATACACAGTCCGTCGCCGGCCAGCGCCTGGTTGCTCGGGCTGGCATACGGCACGTCGTTGCTGTCGTAATTCAGCCGGCAGCGCGCGGCGGCGTAGTGCAGGCTCATCCAGTATTGCGACGCCCCCAGCGTCACCTGCGGCCAGCACACCACTGCCAGCGCGTCGGTGTAGGAGTTGTCCGCCTTCCACGAGATAGCCTCGGTGTAGGTCTCCGCCTCGCCCTCGCTCGAATCGATATCCAGGATGGCGCGCGCCTTGAACACCCCGTTCACGCTGTCCGCCCGCGCGATAAGCGCCGTTGCGATGGTAGGAACCTGGCTCCACCCCGGCGCCAGCAGTTGCCCGGGCACCTGCCCGGTGCGCGCGTAAACGTCCTCTACCGCGTCGATGCCGTCCTCGATGTCGCCGCTGTCCATTTCGTCGCCCTCGTAGGTGTCGTAGAGGTACTGCAGCTCGGAATCGGCGGCGGGAATGTCGCCGTCCGCGACGCGGGTGACGACGATGTGATTCTCGTCGTCGTATTCGGCGGTGTAATCGTCGTCGATGTCGTAGGTGGTTTGCCCATCCGCGGACTTGACCACCAGTGAGGAGAGCACCGCGTCCTCGTCATCGATGGTGTAGACGCCGGCGACCAGCGCGGCGGTGACCGGCGTCGCCGCGGTGACCATCGTGGTCGGGTCGAGGGTGTCGATCACCACGATCGGAGCGACCGCGTAGCGCCGGAAAAATACGTCGGCGGCCATGCAGGCCGGGTATTTATCCCAGTCATCCGACCAGCCGAACGCCGCCTCGAACTCCGCTAGCGTCGTGCAGATGACCGGCACGTTCAACCGGTCCGTCGTGCCCCCATCGGCGAAGAACGGAGCCGCCCCGATCACCACCGGCAGGCTGGCGTAACTGGTCACCGGCGACTGCAGCGCGGTCGCAACCTCGGTAAATTTCACTCCATGCTCGTAAGGCATGCTGTCCTCCCCTCCGGCCTCGCCGGTCTATGTCGGAGCGCGGATTGTCAATCCGCGCGTGTTGACTGTTCATGCGGGAGCGGATCGCCTCCGTAGTCCCACCGCCCCCGCGTACCCTGGCAAGCTCTTCCTGGCCATCAGACGATTCCGGAAATCGCCCTGCCGCCTCTGTCTGTCGTGTTGTAGGGTATTCTGTCACGCGCGGACTCAGAGGTCCGCGCTCCAAATCGGTGTTATCAGCGCCATCTGCCAATTCGTGGTCAACTGCATATAATGCATCGGGTAGGTCCGCTCCTGACCCTGCTCGACCGCCTTGTAACGCAGCGGCAGCAGCAGGCGGTACGGCCCGACGAAGCGTTCTTCCAGCAGCCGGTGCCGGATGGCAAACGCGATATTTTTTGCCTCGCGCCAGCCGTCCGGCTCCTCGGAATACGTCCCGACGATGATGCCCACCGCCGTGTTCGCCTCGTCCTCGTTGTCCGCGCCATCGAGCAGGTAGACGTAGACGAAGGGCACATTCGGCGCCTCCGGGTTCTTCAGCGGCAGAAAATCTTCGTGCACCTGCACCGCCCCCTCCGCTCCGCGCCCCGTCTGTTGGCGATAGTGTTCCACCACCGCCGGCAGCCAGCGCTTGCAGAGTTCATCGAGCAGATGTACCGGACTCATGCCAACCGATTGCATGATTACCTCACTCGCGGACTCAGAGGTCCGCGCTCCCAGGCTAATACTTTCCGAAAATGCCCTTCAGCACCCTGTCAGTCTCGTGCAGCAACCGCTTCTCGAACTCCGCGGCGATGGCCTCCGTGGTCACCTCGCTCACCGTCTCCTCGCCCAGCATGGACGGCACGGAGGGGCCGAAGAGGCGCTTGATCGGCAGCCGGTCATCGCCGACGCGCTCGAACACCGCCGGTTCGCCCTGCCATTGGTCGATGAAGGCGTGCGCCAGGCGCTTGCCCTCGGACCGTTTCACCGATACCCGCAGCCCCCCGCGCGGGCGCCGGCCCCCGGTGCGCCGGGGAGAAACCTTGAACGCGATTAGCGGAATGGGCGCGCCGGTCGATTGCAGCTCCGCCGCCAGGCTGCGCCGGGTGGCGCGCAGTATCTTCAGCGTCTTCTGCACCGCGGCGTATTTCACGTCGTAGGTCTGGCGGACCTTGCGCGTGGCCACCGTCCGCCCGTGCATCACCGCCCGGTTGAGCGCCGGCGCAATCGCCTTCTCGAATCCCCCCGGGATCCCCAGCAGCGCGCGCCGCGCCGTCTCCAGCCCTGGCGCCGTAACATCGACCAATTTTCCGCCAGCAGTGATGGATGCCATAATAACCCCTGGCCGCGCTCGCGGGGACTCTCGCGCTCCCGGTTACGCTCGGGACACCCGCATGCGAATGTCCAGCAGTCCCTCGATGTCCCGGACGGCCTCGACCAGGAACAGGTCCCCGTCGATGCGCAACGCCTGGTCGGGGATCGGCTTCACCGGCAGGTCCCCGGTCATGCACTTGAGAAACCAGCGCTCGTCATACGCGCCGCCCAGCCCGCGCGAGACGGCGTTGGCCTGCACGTCTTCCACGAGGAGAGAGAGCACCCCCGGCGTGTCGCCGATGGTACGCTCCCTGCCCGTAGACAATGCCTCGCGGCTGTCCCGCTCCTGAATTTCCTCGCGCGTGAATGCCATGTGATTCTCGGAGCGCGGACCTCTGAGTCCGCGAGTGTAACAGGGAGAGCCGCGCCTCCTGGCGTCATCCCCTCCCCTCTGCGGCGAACTTGCCGCATGATCAAAGCGCCTCCGGCGACTTAGGGGTATATGTTTGCGGACGAGGACGTCCGCGCTCCCATTACGCCGCGTTCAGCACCTTGGCCCAGAACCAGGCGTTGGTGCGCGTGGGCGCGACCAGCGGCCGGCTGATGAGCTGCAGGAAACGCTGGTTCGGACCTTTCTCGTACCACGAGCGCGGGTAGCGATCGGCGACGTTTACCGTGGCCGGCTCGGTCTCCAGGTCGATATACGCGCCGTGCGCCAGCAGGAAGCTGTCCAGCGGATCGAACAGCGCGATTGTCCCGTCCGGCACCATCGGATAGCGAGTGAGCGTGCCCGCGACATCCTCTTCGTACCATTCCGGGTAGGTGTAGATGTCGATATCGCCCACTACCGGGCAGGTGAAGACGCCCATGAAGCGCGCGCCGTTGGGCGCTTCGCGCGGGGCCAGCTTCGCCAGCGCCTGCTTGTTCAGGTCGAGGCTGGCTTGCACCTCGGTATTGTTGTAGAACGGCCCCCACACGTCCAGCGCCATCACGCAGGTGGTGGGCAGCACGCCCGTTTCCTTCGCCACTTCCAGCGCCCAGGCGCCCAGGTCGGTCAGCGGCGTGCCGGTGGCTTCGCTCCAGCGGTCCGCGCCGGTCAGGTTGTCGGTATTGGTATGGCCGAAGGTCAGCGTCTCGCTGTAATCGTCGCCCACCATCGCCACCTCGCCGCTGAAGAGCAGTTGCGCGCACATCCATTCCTCGCGCCGGGCGATCATGTCGTCCAGCTTGCGCATGTCCGCCATCGCCAGTTGCAGGCTGCGGTCCTGCGCGGTGCTGCCGCTGTAGATCGCCTCGCCGGCCATGCGGCTCATCAAATCGAGTGCCTTGGTGACGAACTTGGGCGCCACCATCGGCGGCGTGTAGGTGCGGGCCTGGAATCCCGCCCGCGCTACCGTGCTGCCGCTGCCGGACAGCGAGCTGAACGGCGCCATGATGCGGTTAGAGGTCACTTCGTCCAGGTCGATGTGTTCCTCCATCGACTGGTAGCGACCGCGGAACACGAAATCGCGTAGGAACGACTTCGACCGCTTCACCTGTTCCCATACCCCGATCAGCTTCCGGGGCTCAAACATGCTGATAGCCATCTCTGTTCTCTCCTCTCCCCGTTTCGGGGTAATCTCGGAGCGCGGATTACGGCTGCGAACTTGCAGCCCGTCAATCCGCGCGGGTTGCCTTTTTTATCCCCGGAGCGCGGATTGGCAATCCGCGCTCCGAAGGGTGTGTTAGCTCGCGTCAACCGCGACGGCGCCCGCGTCGATGACCGGCTGCAGGATGATGCCCAGCCGGCGCAGCGCGACTTTGTGGGTCGCGTAGGTGTCGCCCGTGCCGAAGATCAGCGCGGCCTGGTTGAAGCACCCCTGCAGGTAGACAGGCGCGACCTTCGCCGCGCTGGAGGCATCCTTCGCCTCGGCGAGGATGCACCACGGCTCTTCGCTGCCGTCCACATTGTCGCTATCCGCCGTGACGAGCTCTTCCGCCCCCGTGTCCGTCACGGTCACGGTGATGGTGAAGGTGTCGCCGATGTCGAAGTTTTGCGTCCCGTCGTTCAGCGTGAAGACGATCTCGCCTTCATACTCGGTGCCGGTCAGCGCGTCGGCCAGCCGGTTGCCGTCCGGGTCGGTGACGCTGAAGGTGGCCAGCCCGTTGGCAGGCACCGCCTGCGCGACGGTAACCTCGAAGTAGTCGCCGATATCGAAGTCCTCGCCGCTGTCGGCGATGACGAACTTGATATGGTTGTCGAAGGTGCCGCCGACGATCACCGAACCGAGCGGCGAGCCGTCCGGCGCGAACACCGCGAAGGCGCCGCTATTGGTGTCCTCGGCGATGCAGGCGACGATGTAGACGCCCTCCTGTACGTTTTCATCGACCGGATTGGTTACGTCCAGGGTGAGCGAGCCGGCGCCCGTGCCGACGCAGTCGCCGGCGCTGGCGGCCAGCTCGCCGCCGATGCACGTCAGCAGGTAGGCCCC